ATCGGAACTTGCACAAGCCTACGGAACAGAAGCAGCAGCTGCCGTGCAGCAGAAAGCTAATGAACTGGGGCTACCGATGGCAGAGTTACAAGGTATGGCTGCAAAGTCACCAACTGCGTTTATGCAGTTGATGGGTAAGTCAGCACCTCGTTCCAATCCATTAGTGCAGGGGAGCATTCGTACTGAGGGTTCTACAATGCAAGCATCCTCTGAGAAGGACTTTGGTTATTACCAAAAACTTCGCAGGGAAAACTCGACAGAGTACTATAAACCGTCTACTCAGCGACAAATGATGGCAGATGCCGAACGTCTGGGTGACAGATTCTATTGATAAAGGAAGAGAACAATGGCTGGTAATACAGTAGCTACTCTCGCATTAGCCAAACGTGCAGAAGTTTGGGGTGCAGAGCTTAAGGAAATCTTGCGGGATGAACTGCAAGGCATGAAATACGTTAACTGGTTGAATGATTTCCCAGATGGTGATACATTCAAAATCCCATCTTTGGGTGATGCAACCGTTAACGACTACACTGAAGATGCTGCGGTCACATATGACCCAATTGATGATGCACAGTTTACGTTCACCATCACTGAGTACCTTCAGGCTGGTAACTACATCACTAACAAAGCGATGCAGGATGTTTACTACTCAAACCAAATCATGTCACAGTTCGTGCCTCTGCAAGAACGTGCTTTGATGGAACGTCTTGAGACAGACATCATGGCTTTGGGTGGTCAGCAAACACTAGATGATGGTAACGCAATCAATGGCGTTGACCACCGTATGCTGGGTTCCGGTACAGGTAACAAGATTGCCGTTGAAGACTTTGCTAAGGCACTCCGTGCTTTGAAAACTGGTAAAGTACCACAGCGCAACCTCGTTGCTATTGTTGATCCGTCTGTTGAATTTGAGATGAACACATTGTCTCAGTTGACAAACGTATCTAACAACCCACGTTGGGAAGGTATTGTTCGTGATGGTATCGCAACTGGCATGTCCTTTGTTGCTAACATCTACGGCTTTGATGTATATACATCGAACTACCTGAAAACAGAAGCTGCTGAAACTATCGGTGGTACAACTGTTAACAACGCAATCACCAACATGTTCTTCTCTGCGGATCAGACAGTGTTGCCTTTCGTAGGTGCATGGCGTCAGATGCCAAACGTGGACACAGAGTACAACAAAGATTACCAGCGTACAGAGTTTGTAACTACTGCACGTTATGGTATGAAACTGTACCGTCCAGAGAACTTGGTTACAGTTATGACTGCGCCGTTGGCGTAACATAATTACAAGGGGAGGGGAGAAATCTCCTCCTCTTACTTTTTATACTTGACAACTATTTTACTTGTGTGTATAATAGTCTTAACAAGTCCCCCCGGTAAGGATAACATAACATGGCTAACGTAGAACATTCATCATTAACAGGTAGTGCATTACACGAACCTAAGGGTGTAGCCACAGCCAACAGTGGTGAAGCATACGTTGCTAACGGTTCTGGTAGTGGGGTATGGCAACCTATTCACCGTCACCTTGGTGTAGCTACTACATTCTCTGCTACTTCTCCGTTTGCCTACACTCTTGATACAGACATTGTTGAAAAGTTTCTATCCTTTCCAGTAGACTCTTCGCATGTAACAGGTTTTACTGTAGTAACTTCTCCTAATTTACGATTTCGTTACGATGATTCTACAGAAGTAACATCTTTGATTAACCTAACAATGTCATCTTCACAGGAATCCGGTAGTTCAAAAGATGTAGAGTGGGCTTTGTTTAAGAACGGTACGGAGATTGGCGGATCAAGGGCTATCCGTTCTATTTCTTCGGGTTCTTGGGGTTCTATCTCTGTTACTGCTGTCATCTCGTTAGCTCAAAATGACTATATTGAAATTAAAACTAAATCAAATGCTGACAATGTTGACGTAAACTATGCCAACATCTACGTCTCTATTATTGGAATGAGTGCATAACATGAAGATGACTCTCCTCGAAATGGTTCAGAACATCTTATCCGATATGGATTCGGAGGAGATCAACAGTATTTCTGATTCAAATGAAGCTGAACAGATTGCTAAAGTAATTGAGAATACTTACTTCAATCTTATCTCTACTCGTATTATTCCTGAACATGCTCAAACAATTAAGTTAGTCTCGTACTCTAGTTCCGCCAGACCTACTCACTTCTCCTTCCCCACTCGTGTAAAGAACATTGAGTTTTTGGACTACAACGTGTCTGAGAAGGTAGGTGGGGTAGAGTACAAACGCCTTACATACTTAGAGCCAGATGCTTTCTTTGGTTTGTCAGACAAGCGGGACAGCCTTGCTTCTAATGTTGTACAGGTCAATGATGTACAGGCAGACAGTATACTACTTATCCGTAACGATGTAATGCCTGAGTACTACACATCGTTTGATGATGAAAACATCGTACTGGACTCCTACAAATCCACCATCGACAGCACACTAACTTCAGCTAAGACACGAGCATATGGTATTAAGTACCCAACCTTTGACTCGTTTACTGATACGTTTACACCTGACATTGATGATGTAATGTTCCCCTACCTTCTAGCTGAAGCTAAGTCTACAGCCATGTCCTTATTTAAATCAGGTGCTGATCCTAAGACCGAGCAGTCTGCTAGGCGTCAGAAAGTTTACGTCCAGAATGATTTACATAGATTGAATGTAGGAAGGCCAAAGAACAACTATGGTAGACATTAGTTTAATCAAAAGTGAAGACGGTCAACAAGTAAAAGTAGTAAGTGACAAAACTGAGAAACCTCTAGTAGTTTACAAACCTCAAGATGGTTTTAAGTTTTATGCAGTGAAGTACGAGAACGGAGCACAGGTTCCAGCAGAACTAAGTGGACGATGGACAGGTATTAGCTCTGCACTTAATGCAGTAACTGCTCACCTAGAACATAAGAAGCCCACTCCTCGTAAGGCCGTTAACGACAGGTACAAGGCCCGTAAGGCCAAGAAGGAAGAACTGAATGCCACAGAGCCTGATCCAGAGAACGGTTAACACCTTTGTTAAAGGTCTCATCACTGAGGCTTCTGAGCTTACGTTCCCTGAGAATGCTTCAGTGGACGAACTTAACTGCGCCTTGGAACGTGATGGTACACGGCGTAGGCGTAAGGCTCTTACATTAGAAGACAACCATGTTCTTTCAGATGTTGTTGTACCTCAAGGTGCTTTAGTACAAACACTGGACTGGTACAACGTAGCAGGTCAGCCTAACCTAGAGTTCTTGGTAATTCAAGTCAACAACATTCTTTACTTCTATGAGAAGTCTACAGACCCCTTGTCAGCTAACAAGTACTCAGGCACAATAGACCTTAACACTTATTCAGCTAATAACAATCTCTCTCCTTCTGAAAACCGTGTTCAAGTTACAGCCCTTAACGGGGCTTTGATTGTTGCATCACCAGCGGTTAATACTTTCTATGTTGAGTTCAATACTTCAACTGAAGCATTTACCTCGACAGTAATTAACTTTAAAGAAAGAGACTTTGAGTGGCAAGGTTCAGACACTGAGGTTACCAGTGAGTACTTTGAAAACGATAGCTCTCCTTCTGCTGAACGTACATACGATGCTAAGAACGTAGGTTGGGGTCAAGGCGGAGGACCAGCAACCTATACCTTCGCTTTAACCCATGCTTGGTACGCAGGTAAAGATGCTAACGGAGCATTTAACGCAACAGACTGGGAAGAAATTTACTCTGGTTCATCTCTTGCAGCTAACGGTCACTTTGTTTTAGATGTCTTTAACAAGGTACGTTCTGGTCTGGCTACTGAAGTAGAGACAGGTAGGTTTCGTACAGTAGCTGCATACGCAGGTCGTGTATTTTATTCGGGGATTGACTCAGCTAAGAATGGTGGTAAGGTTTACTTCTCCAGACTTACGGAGAGGCTTGCTGACGTAGGTAACTGCTATCAGGTGTATGACCCTACCTCAGAGATCATTAGTGACCTACTGGACACTGACGGCGGTGTGGTAAGTATCCCCGATGCACATAACATTCGTAAGCTCCACGTTATTGGTGCCTCTCTATTGGTGTTTGCTGAGAACGGTGTGTGGGCTGTTGCTGGTGTTGACAACGTGTTCCGTGCCACTGAGTACGCCATCACTCGTATCAGTGACGTAGGCTTAGTAAATGAAAACTCCTTTACAGTAGCAGATGGGTTACCTGTTTGGTGGAGTAAGACAGGGCTACACGCAATTCAACAAGGTGAATCACTAAACGTACCCACTGCTCAAAACTTATCACTATCTACCATACAGACTTTTTGGGACAACATTTCAAACGAGAAGAAAGCTCAGGTCCATGTTGAGTTCGACAAAGTAAACAGCAGAGTGTTCTGGTTTTATCCTGATAACGATGAAACAATAGACTACAAGTACAACAATATCCTTGTTATGGACTTAGCTTTACAGGCTTTCTATCCTTGGAGAGTTGAAGATCAAGATAGTGATACTTCCTACATCATAGGCACCTCTTACTATGCTGGCCTTGGGGCTACCTCTACAGAGACACAAGTTGTTAACGGTTCAGATACTATCGTAAATGGTGCGGATAATGTAGTAGCTACTCTCTACAGAGATTATCTGCAAGGTGACAGTGAGATCAAGGTTCTGGTCCGTGATGGTGTAACAGGCAAGATGACCTTTGCTACATTCCGTGGAGATACTTACCTTGACTGGGGTGAAGCAGACTACAAGAGTTTTGCTGAAACAGGTTACGATTTCATGGGAGACATGACAACCTTTAAGACTGCACCTTACGTCACAACGTACATGCGAGTTACTGAGGATGGTTACACCACCTCTGGCTTAGGTTATGAGTTCATCAATCCATCTAGCTGTTTGATGTCTGTGTCATGGAACTTAAATAAAGCTAACAGTACACCTC